TATTTAATATGGATAAACCAGGAATGGCAGTAGTTACTGCTTCTAGTATAAGAGGTATAGTTAACACAGTTAATGAACTTGGTATTCAAAAGAAGGATATTGTAACTATACTAAAGAATGATGACCAATATTTATTAATATACTTTAGTTAGCAATGGAAGAGAAGAAGTTAGACAAGTTATCAGAAGTAGCTGATAAAATAAATAAGTTGGAGATTGACCCTATGAGTGAGGAGGAGTTTGAAAAGTATATTAAGGACTTTAGGCAACCTTTACACCTTACTACTTATGCATATGTCAACCACTTTAAATCAATAGGAAGAGCTATTAGGAGAGGACAATGTTCTCCTGAAGGTATTCCTTACCCTAAAAGACCTTTTAATAATAGAAAAGGAAGAAAGGTAAATGAATTAAAAAAGAGCATATATGAATCACTCAAAAGAAGAAAATCAGAAATACAATGATGAGCCTGTCTTTTATTGTAAAAACTGTTTATCATTGAGGATTAGATTTATACCAGTAATGCAAGATTCTGACTATTGTGATGAATGTGGATGTACTGATATAAAGGAAGCTAAAGTAGAGGATTGGGAGAAACTCTACATTGAAAAGTATGGACATAAATATATAGAAAAATATTAAATAAAATGGAAGAGGAAGAGAAAAAACCTACGTATGAAGAACTTAATCAAAAGGTAGTTAGCTTGTCTCAACAAATGCAAGTTCTTTATAATAAGCTTAGAGAAGCTAATATGCACAATGTCTTTAAAAGACTTGATTACCTTTTTGAAGTAGTTAAACTCAAAGATACCTTTAACTCTGATTTTTACATTAAATGTACTGAGGAAATTGAGAATCTTATGAGTATTCCTGAAGCTAAAGAAACTGATAAAGAGGAATAAATTTTATATTATGGAGAAGCCTGATAATATGGTAAGAGTACCTTGTGATATTAATAGCTTCTTTAAATGGTGGTTTATGTTCCTTGAACCTTTTCATAACTTAACTAGAAAAGAGATTGAGGTTATTACTTGTTTTGTTAGACATAGATATGAATTAAGTAAAGTTATTAAAGATAACATTGTACTTGATAAAGTAGTTCTAGGCAATGAAACTAAAAGAAAAGTAAGAGAAGAATGTGGAATCTCTTTACCTCATTTTCATGCTATTATTAGTAAGTTAAGAAAGAATAAAGTAATTCTTGAGGATAAAATAAATCCTAAATTTATTCCTTATTTAAATGAATCCAATGGTATGTGTACATTATTATTATGGTTTGATTTAAATGGAACAAATAGTAAGTAAGGTTGCAAAGGAACTTAATTTACCTGAAAAGTTAGTTAAGAAAGTCTATAATGACTTTTGGTTTGCTATTAAAAATAATATACAAGGAATACCACTTAGAAAGGATATAACTAAAGAAGAGTTTGATAAACTTAGAACTAGTTTTAATATTCCTTCACTTGGTAAATTATATATTTCTTATAACCAAATGGTTAAAATAAATAGTCATACATGATAAAGTTGAAAAGAATAAAACCTATGTTTACTGCAATCATCACTACTATGGATAGATATGAGAATGATGTAGTAAGTGAGAATGGGTTAATAGATACAACTAGACAAAAAGGTAGTATTAAAGAATATCAAAGAGTTCTAGCTGTTGGAGATTTGGTTAAGTCCCTTAAAGAAGGTGATTTAGTTTGTATTAATCCTTCAAGGTATGCAATAAAAAAGCATCAAGAAGGGTCTCTTAAGGATGGAGTTATTACTGATAATCCTGTAATTAGTTACAACTTTGATGTAATAGAGATGGACAATGAGCAGTGCTTACTTCTACAAGATAGAGATATTAGTTACATAGTTGAGGAGTATGAGGAAACTCCTGATAATCCTTCTCAAATATATGTTCCTAATAAAGAAATAATTGTTTAATACACAGCCTAGTCTATTTGACTAGGCTTTATTTTTTCCTTATTTTTATTTATTTATTTTTTTTTTATAAATTATGAAGTTATTTAAATACGAAGGTTATAATATAACTATATCTGAGGAAGCTCTCTTACTTACTCCTTTTAAGAAAATATGGGATAGAGACACTTCAGAAGATAAGAGTATGGCTACTATGGAGCTTGGATTTATTTACTTTTTCTGTGATCCAAGAAGTGATTATCAATACCTTACTGATGAAGATGAGAGGATAAAAGCAATAAAAGAAGGAGAGGGATTTAATAAGAAATGGAAACCAGATAAACTAATTAAAGAAGGTATTGAATTTTATAATAAATTTAAACCTACCTCCTCTTTACTTCTTGAAGATACTAGAGTAGCAGTTGATAAATTAAGGAAGATGTTAAGAGATATAGATTATGCTGATGTTGACGATAAAGGTAAGCCTATCTATACTCTTAATACAATTACTGCTACAATTAAACAAATTCCAGGTTTAATTAAAGATTTGAATGAAGCTGAGAAAGCTATTGCCAAAGAGATAGCTCAGAGTGATAAGGTTAGAGGTGCAGTAGAAAAATCAATGTATGAGGATATGTAGTATGATTACAGCAGAAATTATTGTAAAAGGACTTAATGAGTATATTCATGAGAAAGATAATGAAGTAGGAATATTTATACTACAACATAGTATAGAACCCCATTCTATTAAAGCTTATAAAATAATTAAGTATGTACTATGGTTCTATGATAAGAAAACTCATAATAAATATAGAGTACATACTATTCAATTAGCTTGTAGAATAGTTGATGATAAAACTCAAGAGTTGGCATTAAATACTGCTAATTCTACATTTATGAAACATATTACAAAGATATTATTAGAAACTAATATTATAAAAGATATACTAGATGGAAACTATAATGGTGAATAAGTATCAAACTCCTGTGACTCAAGAGTTACTAGATACTTTACCTAAAGAAGTTCAGGAAGAACTTATTGAAGATTTAACTACCATAGATTTCATCAAACATCTTATCTCTCCTAATAGACCTTATGCAAAGGACTTACCAAGAGATGATAAAGGAAGAATTATTGTAGATTTAGCACATCCACATATAATTGAAGATGCAGATTATTTTAGACCTGCTGCTTTACATTATTTAGAGCATGGATGTTATACTTTCCTTAAACCTAATAGTAATCCTAATTCTGAATATAGAAAACACTGGGATGAAGAAAGGAGAAGATGTTGGGAAGGATATGTAAGAGAGAGTGATGGAGAATGGGTAACAGGTTTATGTTATTGGTTCTTAAATTACTGTCCTATGATGGTTAATAAGGTTACTAAAGGTTCTAAAAAAGCAGTTAGAGTAGAATCCCTTCCTTTCTTTTTTGAAGGTATTTATTGGAGATTCCATTATTTAAATAAAGCTAGAGAAGAGGGTAAACACGCCATAGAATTAGCAAGGCGTGGATGTGGTAAGAGTTTTACTTTAGCTGCAATTCTATCACATAATTTAATATTAGGTGAATCTGAAGAAGCTAGAAGAAGAGTTATTAGTGTATTAACTGCTTACCAGAAAGAGTATTTAAGTGACTCTAAAGATGGTACTTTATCTAAGTTTAGACCTACTATTAACTTTATCTTTAGTAATACTCCTTTTCCTCATCTTTTACTTAAAAGTTCACCTAATGAGATGGCTTGGCAAATGGGATATAAAGATGAGTATGGTAGAGATAGAGGTTCTTTAAATCAAGTACTAGCTGTATCTGCTAAAGATGATGCAGATAAACTTAGAGGTAAACGTGGATGGATATTATTTGAAGAGATGGGTTCATTCAAAGGCTTATTATCTTTGTATGATACTACTAGAAAATCTGTTGAGGATGGTGATTTTACTTTTGCTATAATGTACTTAGTAGGTACTGCTGCTGAGAGTGAATCAGATTTTAGTTCTGCTAAAACTTTACTTTATAATCCAGATGGTTATAATATATATTCTATTAAGAATGTATTTGATAAACCCAGGCAAGGTAAACCTAACTTTGGTTTCTTTTTCCCTGCATATATTAATAGGGCAGGATGTTATAATAAAGATGGAGTATCTGATGTTGTAAAGGCACTTATAGAGATATTACTTGCAAGATATAAATCTAAATATTCGGCAGATCCTAAGTCAGTTTTAAGAGTTATTGCAGAGGACCCTATTACACCAGCAGAAGCTATTATTAAAGTTAAAGCTGCTTACTTTCCTACTGTGGCATTAACTGAAAGGTTAACTCAACTTGATAGTAATCCTAATTCTTTTGATGATGTTTATGTAGGTAATCTTGTACTTAATGCTAATGGTCAAGTAGAATTTAAGATGTCAGGAGATATTCCTATTAGAAAGTATGGTGTTAATAATTCTACTGTAGGAGCAATAGAAATATTTAATATGCCTGAGAAAGATAGGAATGATAAAGTATATGAGAATAGGTATATTATAGGTCATGACCCTGTGGATAATGACCAAGCAGAATCTAGTTCTTTATCTTCAACTTTTGTATTTGATTTATTTACTGATTCTATAGTAGCAGAATACACAGGTAGGCAAGCATTTGCTGATGATAATTTTGAAATAGTAAGATTATTATGTTTATTTTATAATGCAAAGTGTTTGTATGAGTCTAATAAGAAAGGACTATATGCTTACTTTAGTAAGATGCAATGTATTCATTTATTAGCTGATACTCCTGAATATTTAAGGGATAAACAGTTAGTAAAATATACTAGCTTTGGTTCTAATCAAAAAGGTGTAAATGCATCAGCAGCTATAAACAACTTTGCCAATACTCTTATAAAAGATTGGTTACTAATGCCTATATCTATGATACTTAAAACTGAGGAAGGAGATAAAGAAATTTCTATGCCAAGGTTATATTCTTTAAGGAATAGGGCATTAATAGAAGAGTTAATAGCTTTCACTCCAGAACTAAATGTAGATAGAATTAGAGCATTAGGTATGGTTATGTTGTATAGGCAAGAAAAGATAATTCTATATAAAGATAACTTAAATGCAGAAGCTAGAGAAAAGATTGATAGTAGCTATGCAGGAAATGATGCTTTCTTCACAAATAACTATAGACAATATCATAGAAAAAGATTACTATTTTAATATAATACTCTAAACAATCTCATTTATAATATTGTATAAATGAGGTTGTTTTTATAATTTTGTAATATTAATAAAATAAAAAAGTATGGATAATAAAAGTTTTCCACCTCAAGCTTTATCTTACACTAGAAAGAATAAAACTTGGAGGAAATCCATTATGGATTGGGCAGACTCTAAAACCTTATTTAATTATTCATTATGTAGAAAATCAGTTGTTCATAAAAAAATTCTTTATGATTTACTACTTGGTAAATTACATATGAAGGATTTAGAATTAATTGTAAACCCTGAAGGTATTCAGGCAGGTTTTATTCCTGAATCCATACAGCATTATCCAATTATAAATTCTAAGTTAAATGTATTAAAGGGAGAGGAGTCAAAGAGAATATTTGATTATAGAGTTGTTATAACTAATCCTAATGCAATATCAGAAATAGAAAATAATAAAAAAGCTGCTATATTACAAAGCTTACAACAGTGGGTTTCTAATCAAGAGCAAACTGATGAAGAATCTCAACAAGACCTTGAAAAGATGAATGACTTTTTCTCTTATGAATGGCAAGATATGAGAGAAGTTAGAGCTAATTCATTGTTAGGACATTATAGTAAAGAATACAACTTTCAATTGTTATTCAATAAAGGTTTTATGGATGCTATGACAGTAGGTGAAGAGATTTATCAGTGTGATATTATTGGTGGAGAACCTACAATTAAAAGAATAAATCCATTAAAAATAAGAATACTTAAATCAGGATTTTCAAACAGAGTTGAAGATGCTGATATGATTATTCTTGAAGATTATTGGCAACCTGGTAGAATTATTGATG